GCTATCTCTTGGTCTTTTTCTTGTTTCTTTCTTCTTCTTAATTTTAACAATTGATTTGCAAGTTTTACATTTTTAACTTGTCTAACATCAATCGCATCATCAAGATCAATATTATTTTGACCAATAGCAACTTGTATATTGTTTTCTAACATTTGCTTTTCTTCTTCATCGGGAGCTAATTCTAAAAATATACCAAAGTCGTGCATATAAAGTTCTGTTAACTCTTCTAGTGTTCCTACATTATGAGCACCTA